CAAACCAGAACCAGTTGCGCCACCTGACCTGATATTTACAGCATTTGCCGCACTGCCATCATAGCCCACAAGGTCAATCTGGTTTGTTGTCTGGCTGTTGATGTACAAGCCTGTGCCGGAGTTTGCGGAGGTTTTGAAAATCCCGATATCACCAGAACCAGTGCCGCTTGAGGTAAGTCTTCCTTCGGCATCTACGTTCAACCGAAGCGCACCACTCGATGCAGAAACTCGAAATTCATTAGCGGCAGGTGAGCCAACAAATACGCCAGCAGTGGTATCGTTGTACCGCAGATAAGTTGCAAAAGCGTTTGAGTTGGACGCAAAGTATGAACGACCGCCAGAAACGTGTAACTTTGAAGCGGCGTTTGGTACAGTTCCGATGCCAAGCGAACCTGCCGATGTCAGGCGCATTAACTCATTTGTTGTAGCGTTGCTTGCATTGTGACCCCACGCAAACACTTCACCGCCATTGTTATCCTTATCCATAACGAACTGAACTGAGCCGTTACTGGCTAATATTCCACTGCTAAAATCAATGCCGCCAGTGACATCAATTCCGCTGGCTGTGGTCATTAACGCGCCAGCCGCCGCTACGTTAGTAGCATCGGTAACATCAGCAGATGCCTCAATGCCATCCAGCTTTGTGCCATCAGACGCAACATCTCGACCATCAACAGTTCCAGAAACTGTGACGTTTGTAAACGAACCCGCCGCCGCTGTGGTGCCGCCGATAACAGCGTTATCAATCGTGCCGCCATTGATATCAACAGTCGAAAGCACGTCTTGCTCTATCGCATTGTTTAACTCAGCGCGGCTGATTTTTTTCGTAACTGAACCAGACGTATCAACTACAACAAAGAAATCGTCGGCAGCAGTGTCTGCGCCGGTAATTGCATCAAGTTCAGAAATCTTTTTATCAGCCATAATAAACCCCTAATATTTAATGCAGTATAGCATAGAAATGTTGCGCGGTCTTGTCTCTGACCCCGTTCTGGGTGTGCCGCCAGATGTGGTGATTATCTCTGTACTGTCAAAATCATCTGAGCCAATGTTTTCGCTATAAGACCAAACCGTTGCGGTATCAGTGCCAGATTTGCGTGTTCTAAATGTTGAACGCCGATGCCCGTGATGCTGGAAAGCGTCTGTCTGTAGTGACCCAAATGACCGACCAGTATCAATGCCGCGACCATTATCAAAGCCCCTGATAAACTCGCCGCGCAAATCAGGAAGATTAAAGGTAGATGAGCCATCGCCCACGCCATAGGTTGTGCCGATTGAACCAAACAAAGCCGCGTATGTTGTGCGCGAAACCGCAGACCCAGCGCACTCTAACCAGCCATCAGGTGCCGATGATTGTCCAAAAGCGTTGATTGCCCCCGCCGGTAAGCCAGCAGAAAAGCTATCACCGGTCTGAAAATCACCAATAGTAACCCAAGCGTCATTGGCTTCATTTCTAATTTTTAATTGGTTTGCAGTTGTATCAACCCACCACATGCCAGCATATTTGACAGTCGGCTCAGACCCCGATGAATTGTTGCTAACGATAGCCGCCAAAGCGTTGTTTATATCGGTTCGCGCTGCCGGTGCTGATTGATTGTCGATTACATAATCATGCTGTGCCATTAGTTATACTCCACATATGCCCTTAGAAAATCAATAGAAGGCGTGATGCTGTTGCTTGTTGATTTCAATTCTATCTTAAACTTGAAAGCCCTGCCGCTAAAATCACCGGCTTTAAAGGCTTTCCAATCAGACCAAGTTGGGCTGGATGCAGGATTATCGTCAGTCGTTGCGATGTAACGCAGAACATCAGTATCTGCAAACTGCGCCGCGCCTGTCCAGTTATCCCAGTTGCCAGCCCAAGTGTCCCAGTTGCCGCTGATATTATCCCAGAGGCCAGCAGAATTATCAACCCGCACTGTCTCGAGGTCAATTCTGGATGTGACCCTGCGAACTGAGCCGGTATCTATATAATTTGAAAACTCATAAGTTGCGGTTGATGGTGCGGTTGATGGGTCTGTAATTATCAAACTGCCAGAAGATACCGAACAACCTGTTTTTGTGCCGGTAAAACCACTATGCTCTGTCTGCGTGTCAGATGTGGCAAAGGTCTGAATGCTTGCAACAGGCACGATAAAGCTGGAATAATTGACGCTCGCATTACCGATTTTATCATATGCCCTAATCATGTAAGTGCCAGAGCGTGCCGGTAAAGTTGCGTTTGTTGCAGGTCGTGCAATCTTTTCAGATGCCGTGGTCGCGTTGGCCCACGTTGCGCCTGATGTTTCAAGCGCATATCTAATTCGGTAAAACGACAAATCTAAATCCGGCACAGCTTCCCACTCAACAAAAACCGCGCCGTTGTTTACCGTTGCTGATAAGTCAGATACATCTGCGGGCGGGTCAGCCAAGCCTGTAACTTGAAACCCAGAATAAGTATTAAAATCACCTTTGATGCCAAGCGTATTAACACCACGCACCCGAACATCATAGAAATCATCTGCAACGTCTAATATCTCAAACAGGCCAAGGTCGCCGATAGATGTGTTTGTGTATTCAGTCTCAGTTGTCTTTTTAAACTGCACTTCAACATAATCAACGCGCTCTGGTGATGATGATGTTGTGTTTATTTTAAGCACGTTTGTTAGATGCTCATTGATAATTCTGGCCTCAGAAGTAACTGAAAGGCCAATAGCTGGAACGTCAAACGGGTCAGCCAAGATTGTGTTATTAAGCTCAAACGCGCTTTCTTCTGCATCCCAGTCATAAACGGCGGCTGATGTTTCGCGCAGTGTCATATTGACCACGATTTCGCCGCTGTCATTTGGCGCAAAAACCCAGTTCACAACCTCAAACGGTTTATCTGTAAAACCGGCGCGTGTGTTTGTGAAGTTAATAACATCACCGACTTGCACTTGAAATGCTCGCAAGCCGAAAGACGCAGACAGTGTTAGCTGTTCGCGGTTCTGATACAGAGCAATCTTTGCAATGCGTTGCGCTGTGGCGGCAGAAGAAACAAGACCCATTTCCAAATCCATTCCGCTTTCATCGCCATTATCAGCATCAATAAAAGTCTGGCTTCTTATTTCTGGGAAATCGCTAAATTGCCAGTTGCTCGCCTCACCTCTAAAGGTGCCTTTGACGATGTTGTAATTATCCCTGCGGCTGTGTCGGGTCTGGATGCTAACATTAGACCGCAAATCATCTTCAGTAAAACTAAAGGTCGGCGTGATATATGCTGCCGCTTTAATGCGCCATTTGCCCTGCGCGTACCACAACGACCCGCCCATACAGCGCAACAGCGCGTCAATGGTTTCAGCCGGTTTTGTGCCGGTGCTAATTGCGCCGTTAGTTGTGTAGCGGTCTTCTGTACCGCCCTCAGAAAGCGTTATATCTTCATCGCATATATTTGCCGCTACGATTACAAGCGCATCATCAATTTCTGACGCATCTGAATTAAGGCCATAATTTGAAAATAGATAATCTCTGACGCACAAAGCTGAGTTCGCTGACCAAACGGTGCTGGATGTATTAGGGTTATAAACCTTTTTCCCTTTAACGATTGCTGTAATGTTTGGCTCGCCATTTGGAAACGCATCAGCATTAAACTCAAGCCGCGCATAAACGTAGCAAATGCCTTGCAGTCTGTGGTTTGCAGTCCATTTACCAGCACTGTCAGAGACTAAATCGCTATCTGCAAGCTGCGTTGCTGAGCCTAAATGCGTGTTTATTCTGACAAGATTTTCATATTTTTCCGGTGCTGTTACATTACCATCAACGTCTAGTGTCAAAGCCTCATCATTTAGATAAACAGTTTCTATTGCCTCGCATTCGTGACCGGCAAGCGCAACAACAATATGCAGAAACTTATTGTTTTGCGTGGCTTCTTTGTAAACAATGACCCCGCCAACCTTTGTTTCACCATAAATAATCTGATGGTCAGCAACCGGTGAAACGCCGCTTGTTAAAATAGCTGAGTTTGCGGCTGATGATATGCCGCTACCTTTTGGCTTTGGTGAAAGTGATTGCATCGCAAACGATAGACCGGCAGAAATCATAAAGCTGGTTGCAAAATAGCCTAAAACAGCACCAGCCGCGATTGTGCCAGCCGCATAAGCAACAGCAGTCCCCGCACCTGCGCTAATCACCGCCGCCACAATTATAGGGTCAGCAATAGCATCAAAAGGAAAAAGCGCAATAGCCGTAACCGTTGAAAGAATTGTTGATGAAAGTAAAAATTGTCTCATTTAAACATTCCAAAAAATATCATTATCTTGCACCGGCAAAAACACTAAGCCATCATAACCCAAAAACGCGGCTTTGTCAGATACCACAATGCCGAATGCAATCGACATAACAGAAGCCCCCAGATGGTCACGCCTTCCAACCAAAGACCCCCGCATTGGTATTGCCACATTTAACCTATCAAGCCGCTTGTCTACAGCCTCAACAATGTCAGAGCATCCAACCTTCTTCAGTTTCTTTTTGTAATTGAGCAAGCACCCCCACTCATTAGAGTAAGTCCCGCGCCAATCTTGAAAAAGATAGCTTCCAGTCTGCGCGTTGATTGCCCCATCAGCCAAACAAAGGCAATCATTAAAGCCCCATTTAAAGGGAAAATCTCTAATTGTGCCAATGTAATAATCTAATCTGGCTTCCCAGTCCTTAACCCTCACCCTCGGCCCCAGTTAAATTGCTTATCTTGCAGGTCTTCAACGAACTCTAAACCCTTATCTGTTGGGTATCTGGTTTTTTGGTTCTGGTCAGAAAATCTGAATATTCTAGGTCGCTCTAAATCAATCAAGCGGCTTTCAACGCTCATCGCAATAGTTGACGTTTCCGGCCCTTCATCAATGTCCATTTTGTCGATATAGCCGGTAAAAAGATTGATTGCCGGTGTGTTATCGCCATCAGTAATATCAATCCTGCCACCTGCTTCAGTAAGAACAAAATCGCCATTCTCTTGTTTTAAATATTTTTTGTTCGCATCAATCGCGCCAAACAGGATTTTACAAAGTCGCCCCTGATAAGGCGTGGATATTGCCAAAGATAAAAGCTCACTGGGGATGCCTGACAAAGTAATGACAGCACCCTTCGCCGCGATTTCCGCTGTTTCTTCCATTTCGCTTATTGCAAGAAACTGACCGGTGCCCACGTAAGTGATGCCATCAATCGTTAAATCACCTAGACCAGTCCAAAAATATAATGGCTGAGTATCCAGCATCAACTGAACAGCAAACAAAGGCTGTATTTCTGATGCCTCTAATGCTGACTGTATTGCACCGACTTCTCTGGACATTAGGCCACCGCCTCAACTGCGGCAAAGCTGATGCCATAGGTTGACGCACTGTTTACAGAAAAGTCTGACTGGTTTGATGATAACCGGAAAACACCTTTACAAGATGAAACAACAACAGAAGAACCGTCTGCCGGTGATGTGCGAACATAAGGCCATAAATCAAGCGTAGCTTCGCCTGATGAATTTGTGTTCACATCCTGCAATACTTTATGAAGCGTTGCAGAAGACCCGCCGCCCAACTGAATATAATCACCAGCCAATAGATAGCCCGTTGCCGATGCTGGCAACCCGTCAATGTCTAGCTGTTGGCCTGTTTGACTTGCGCCATTGATAACCGGCGTTCCGGCGGTTGTGGATGCTGAACCTCTAGCGGTCGCGCCGTTTGGGTCGCCCATTAAGAAGGTGCCTCTTGCGCCCTGCAGTGACATTAAAAAAGCAATCCACGTTTCCGCTGTGCTTCTGTCCTGTGCTGGCAAGGTAACTTCAGCTTCCCATTTTTGGCCCTGATGCGCGATTACCTGCTGTTTAAATGTGAACGGGCTTTGGCTTATTGCAACCGCATTAACGCCGCGCAGTGTTATCTGAGCGATGCCGGTAACGGTTGGTAGTGCAAGCGGATACGATATTGTCATTTATCACCTATTTAAAAAGCCGCTGCGAATGAGCCGCCGCGCCGCCTTGCATCAAGAACGGCACCCTTTGCCGCGTTGCTAATTTGTGGAAGCATCTGCATCACTTCAGCCCTGACAGTCTGCGAAACGCCGGTTGAAAGATTGATAGTCTGATTAACTACCACGCCGCCACCACCTGCCCCATTTGGGACAATAGAGCCTGACTGATTTGGAACCATAAGCTCAGGCCCGCGCTCACCGACCAGATAAGGCTGACCGCGTTGAACAGACCCGCCGATTGCTTTACCAGTTGGTGCGGCGTTAAAGCTAGCAAACACGCCGGACAACGCAGACGATAGAGGCGCGGTTATACTTTTTTGAATTTGCACCCTAACTAAATCTGCAATAATAGATTTGGCCATTGATTTGAAAGCGTCTTTAGTTGATGTGGTTTGCATTGCGACATCAACAAGCGCATCTTCTAAAGATTTAACGCCGCGCACAGCTGCGCCTTCCATATTTTCTCCAAATTTTATTGCTTGGTCTGAAAGCTCTTGCAACTTTGTGCCTAAAACATAAGTTGAATTTGAACCTTTATCGACGGCATCATTAACACCTTCAATAGCAAACTTTGTGCCTAAAACAGCATCTCTTAATTCTTGAAAAAATCCAGCACTGACAAAAGCATATTCACCAACTGTCTTTAACTTGCTGTCCTGAACCCCGCCAATAACATAACCAAGAACTTTTGCGCTTTCTATAACAAGATTTAAACCTTTTATAATTCTATTTACAAAAACCTTCATGCCTAAAGTGACGCGCTCAAACATATTGATGACGGAAATAGCAAGAGCCTTTGCAAACTCTTCAATGCCGCCTGTAGATTTTATTGCGTCTGCAATTTTGTTTGTAAGCAAATCAACAATTACGCGCAAAGCTGGCGCAAGTGCTGCAACCATTTGGTCAGTAACGCCTTTTAAAACGACAAACAATTTTCCAATGCTGTCATTTGCTTGCTCTACGCCTTTGACCGCACTGTTTGACAGTATAAAGCCAAGACTTTCAGCGTCTCTAAACATCTCTTGAAGCGCAGAGCTGCCGCCTTGCAAGGTATTAACAAAGGCCACGCCTTCACTATCAAACAATTTAAAGGCTAATCTAACGCGGTCGCCACTACTTTTCACATCCTCAAAGGCATCTGCTAAAGTCAGCATTTGCTTTTCTAAAGGCTGTTTTGAAAGCTCTTTTGCATTAAGGCCCAATTCCTTTAAAGCGTCTTTTGCTTCTCCAGTATTTTGTGCGGCCTCTGACAATCTGCGCGTAAAGCGTTGCACAGCCATATCAACAGTGCGCGTTTCAACGCCCGCAAGCTGTGACGCAAAACGTAATTTCTGTAATGCTTGTGATGTGACGCCTAATTTACTGGCTGTTTTGCCTAAAGTGTCAATGCTTTGCAAAGACGATTTGACCAACAAGCCAAGTCCAGCGGCACCAGCTACGGATACCAAGCCAGCTTTTAGGCTAAAAATAGAACGCCGAACAAGACCCAAAGACGCATTTAATTTTCTAAAGACGCCTTTGGTAAGGTCTTTTGCAGTGATTAAAATGCCGATTTCATTCTTTGCCATTATCTATCACCTTAAAGTAAGCAAACCACTCATTGATTTCTGACAATGAAAGCTGTTCTATTTCGTCCTGCGTCTTGTGTAACCGATCCGCTAAGGCCATAACATTAAGCCGAAACGGATCGTCTCTTAGTTTTTTTCCTGTTCCTCAATGCTTTTAGCATCAGTAAAAATCTGGGTTGCAATAATTGCAATCAGGTCAACAGGCTCAGCCAGCAGGGTGTATTTATCTTCAAGCGTAAACAAACGGTTTCCGTCTGCGTCTTCTGCTTTTGCAATAATCAAATCAACCATTCCGGCGATTGTCATATTGTTCAGAAAGTCTTTGTGCTTTCTTTGCAGCTTGTCGATATCACCGCCAGTTACCGGCGAAACATAAATAGACAACGGCGCATCGTCACCCCACTCTGAGATTTCGATTGTGCGCCGCTGAACATTATTGCGCTTTTCAGCGATTTTGCTACCCAGCGACATTAAGCAACAGTGCCTTCAGTCAACGCACCGGAACCTTGAAAAGTCACAGATGCTTCAACCATACCATCAAAAGACGCTGTGATTGTGCGACCTGTCACCAAGATTGCGCCAGATAGTTTATGGTCGCCTGTAGTGTCGCCTTCAACTTGTACAGAGATTGTGCCTGTATCACCGACTTGCACATCAAGCTGACCGGCATCTGCATCATCGAAGTAAACATCCATTGAGCCAGAGAATGATTTAAGACCGGCGTTGAATGTTCGGTCTGCATCGCCAATGGTGCTATCTTCAATCACATCCATTGTTTGCTCAATGCTGTAAGACCGGATTTCACCGATGGCGTTGCTTCCCAGTTTTACAACACCGTCTTTTCCTATAAGTGTAGCCATTTGAAATTCCTTTTCTAAGCGGCAGTTTCAACATCATTTTCAAGAGTGCGGTATTGCACTTGAACTGTGAAGCGACCCACAGCAACGGTCTGCTCACCGTCACCAATATAATCAGCTTCAAACGCTATAACCTGCAAATCTTTTGACTTGCCGCCAAGCGTAACGTCTGCCGCTAAAGCCTCTTCGACTTCAACCGCAATCGTGTCTAAAGTATTATCATAATTCGCTGTGCCTGTAACGTATGCTTCCACAGCAACATCAAGAACCCGATTAATTGAGCGTGGGATGTGAAGCGTGTCAAACTCCACTTCTTCTGATTTAGTAAAGACGCACAAGGCCGGCAGCTTTGTTGTTTCCAACGGAAAGACCCGACTGCGAAAAATGTTAGTGCCGGTCGTGGTAAGTCCGGTCACTGCGGTCACAATAGCATCGCGTATTTGATTTCTAACATGCGCCATCTATTGTTTTTCCAATACGAAAATAGTCATGCCGGTACCGTCATCCTGCACAATGCGAATAATGTAACTAACACCGCTGACAGATAAAGCATCGCCCTCAGCGGCACTAGAAACGTCACCAGTGCGGCAATGAAAGCGCGGTTGTTGCATAGCTACCCCAATCCCGCCCCCAGCATCTATTTCGATAAAATCATTATCAAAGATGCCGGACACAGTAGAAGCTAACCCGCCCGATGGCGTGTATGTTGCCGCAACGCCGAAATCATCGACACCGACAAATATCGCTCTATCTGCTGCGCTTTCTACTGCCATTTAGTAATCTTCTTTTAGCTCTACAGTTTTAGCTTTTTGTTGGCCTGTGTCTTTTTTAGCATAGCCACGGGCAATAAGTTTTTCTGCAATGTTAGGCGCGATGTCATAAGACTTGTTAGCCTTTAATGCCGCGCCGCCTGCGATGCAATCTTGTGTGATGTAAATGTTCATTTTTTCTTTGTGTTCCGTTTTACAAGTGATGCGGCTGATTTCTTTGTCAGGCCGATTGCCCTGTCAGTAATGGTTGGGCTTTCTTCAACGACTTCACCCTTGCCCATATTGACCAAATCAAGGCCGATATTTACAGGCACTTCAACAATGTCACCAGCTTCATGATGCTTGCCGTTTACTAACATAGCGCGTTTGCATTTAATATTCATGTTTGACCTCACTGGTGAAAAGAGAGGCGACTAATGCCGCCCCCCTTAATGATATTAGGCGTCGATATCGAGACACGCTGCGAATGACTGAGCGTGACGAACAGCCAAGTCCATTTCCTGCATCACGCGAATGCGTACTGCACCGGTTGAACCGGCTGTGTATGGATCAACCAATACATCAGCGACACTATGAAAACCAAACAAAAGTTGACTAAAATCGCCATATATCAATGCACTGGCGGTTGTTAATGTGCCTTTTGTAAGGTCAGATGGCACGTTGTTGGTAACTGCAACATCATAACCGTAAACGCTGTTCCAAGGCGCATCCATCAACATCACGCTATCTGTTGACGCAACCTTTGGAGTGCTAGCCATATGTGACTTCACTTTAGGGTTGGTCAAGTAGGCAAGTGAATTGCCATTGATTGCAGCATTGTCAATTTCAACTTCTTTGACTAGGTCGGTGATGGTATCCCAAGTCAGTGCGCCACCGTCTGTGCCGATTGCGACTGAACCGATACCGGCTGTTCCGATGATGCCTGTTGGCTCATTAGACCCGCCGCCTTCGATTGCAACGTCCTCAATTTTCTGGGCAATTGCATTTAAAAGGTCATCGCGGATGATTTGCTCAACAGATGGATCAGACTGGATCATCAACAAGCGGCTGATGTCTGTGAATGCACCCAATGACTTCGGTGACATTGTGATCTGTGAGAAAGTTGCGTTCACCTCAGATGTTGCGCCATTTTCAGCAACGAAACCGGCTGAAACGCCAGTTGCCAGCTTTGGAATAGCAACGTCACCTTTGAGGCCAGTCATAAAGCGTGCGCCAAGTTCATTGAACACCAAGCGCGAACGCAGTGCATCAACAAACTGATCACCCATATGATCTGTGCCGACCAAGTTGCCTCCAGCCGATGCTGTGCCAACAGTTAGGTCACGGCGGCCACCCCAGAATGAATCTGGAGCATAGAAACCGCGTGCTTCGCGACCTTGACGCTTTGCAATTTCTTCAGAAACTTCACGCTCAAGACCCTGCAAGCCAGAACCGTTAACCAGACCGCGAACAGCTTTTACAAACGAATATTGACGCTGCTCTTTAGCTGACATATCAACCGCACCGGCTGACTGCTCAAGAGGTGTGCCTTCACCGATTGCGTCTAATAGAACGCCACGGAATTGAGCAACTGACATACCGTCACCGATAGCTTGGTCAGCTAAATCGCGGCGGTTGTGCTTTTGGGCCAGCTTGATAATTTCGCCAGCATTTTTCTGAAAGTCGCGCTTGGCTGCTTCTGTAGCGGCTTCGCGGATTTCGTCTTGGTTTACTTCAGTCATTTTCTGTTCCTTTATTTGAATGACAGGTTTTTCTATTTCAGCACTGCGATTGACCCCAACATTATTATCTGCTGGAACCGAAACAATGCTTGCTTCGTATGGTAGCCACGAATTAACAGAAACCGTCCCGCTTCTGTCGTTCTTTGCTTCCATATTTTTGACTTGGTAACCGATGCTGACGTTGCTTCTGATACCGTCTTTAACGTCGTCATAAACTTCCCTTGCAAGCTCACTTTTTCCAAAGCGAACAACAGACCGCAACTTGCGATCCGCTTTATCAAGATAAGTACGTTCAACAACGCCAATCTGTTTTGTCAAATCGTGGTCTAATAACAACGGCGCGTGACCGCTGTTCAACCGCGATAGGTCAATGCTTTCATCTGTATGCTCTAGCACTTCAAGCCCAAAAGAACGCTCAACAGGTTCTTCACTTGATATGCTCATAGAAACGCGCCGGTCATCTTCATCTACCATTTCACCATCTGCTGCCCGAAATGTAAGCGCAGAACGGTCAAAACGCTCTTCTGTAATTTCTTCTGTCATGACAACCTCTTCTTCTGAAGCGATTGTATCATCAATTTCTGTTTCTGTCATTTCGACATCATTATCAGACTGGTTCATCATTTTGCCCTGCTTCTATAATTGCCGGAACCGGTGCTTTGTTTCCGAACGGTTGAAATGCTGTTTCAATGCCATATCTTTCAGCAAGCTCTTTTTCGCGGTTAATTTGGTCGAAGACATCTTCTGTATCTTTGCCATATTGCGAATGAATATCCTGCAAGGTCACAACGCCGTTTTGCAATGCTGTAACGCTGGCATTGATTTCTTTCTGCGGGTCAACCCACGCAAAGCCGCGAGGCCGGTAGATAACATTATCTGCGAATAAATCATATTTGCCCATTGGCAGGTTAATCTTGCCGACAGTAATAGCCATCTCAAGCCACGACCGATAAACAGGGTCGATAAATGCATCAATCATAAACTGTTGCAAAACCTTGAAGTGGTCACGGTCTTCAATCGTGCCTTGCCTGATTGACGAATAGCTGACGCCTTCAAGATTGTTAGCAAGTGAAACGTAAGAAACGCCAAGACCAGAAGCCACGCCGCGCAGAATAGCTTTCTCAAAATCAGCGAAGCTCTCTGTTCCACTGCTTGGGTTAAATTGCTCGAAGCTCATACCCTGCGGCAGCTGGGTAAAAGATCCGGGTTCGGCTGACATAATCGGCGCGTGATTGTCGTAATCATCACCAACATAGCCATCACCTTCAGGACTAACAAAGAAACCCATTTTAGAAGCCGCAACCCGCGCATTTACAAGCGTTGCCTCTTCATAACCATCAAGCATTTTCAGCCGCGATAGCACATTTGCCATCATAGGGATGCCGCGTGTTTGCCCTGCGCGCTCTTGCACGAAGCAATGAATTATCTGGTCGGCTGGGACTTGTATGTGCTTGCGCTTAGTGCGTGACCCGTAATTGTGATCATGATGCGGATGGTCTTCAAACATGAAGTAAGATTGAGGCTTGCCAGCCTTATCAACCTCAACGCCCATTCGCACCTCATTACCGTTTGACAAGCGCGTGTTATATTCCTCATCAAGATAATCAGCTTCCAAAAACTGCAATGAAAAGCCAAAATCATTTGATGCGGGTCTGCGTATTTTCTTAATAAGCACCTCGCCATCGCGCACAAGCGTCTCAATAAACAAGCGTTGCGCCTGTTTCCACCCCAGACGACCATCAACTGTGCAAAAATTAGCACGCCCCCACGCGGCAAAATTCTGTTCTATAAGGCGATTGCCAACAGTATCAAGCGAATTATCATCATTGCGTTTGCGAACCTGCATTGAAACGCCGGATGCGCCGACAATGTTTGTTGTCATTATCTGCAAATAGCGGCGGGCATATGGATGATTACGGCTGATTTCGCGGCATCTATCGCGTAAAATTCTAAGGTTGGGTCTGATTTCGCTGTCGGCTGACCGTGATGAAGTCACAAAGTCAGAGAATAAACGCCCTATGTTGGCACCCGAATAAGAACGTTTTTGTGCCTTTTTAGGCTTCTTAAAGAAATCAAGCACAGCCATTTAAAACCTCACTAGCACTGTCGCGCCGGTATTTTCCCCAGCGTTTGCGCGTTCAATTTGTATTTCTTTTGCGTGTTCTTTTCTGTAAAAGTCCCGCGCCTCTATTAAATCAGTAAATGACATTTTTGTAAGTGACCGACCGTTAATTGAATAGCTGGCAACATCGGCATCAGCCTTGCCCTGCAGAATGCTTTCAATCTTGGTTATCATTATTTCGGCGTGGGTGCGTGGGTCAGTGCCGTTGATGTCTAAATCAACAACGGCTGTAAAGGTGCCACGCTCTAAAACGACACGGTTGCCGGTTGCGGTTTCTGTGACTTCAAGCTGATAATGATAAAACCCAGCAACATAAAGCTCAGTCACACTGCTTGCAACTTCAAAAACATAAGTATTGTCTTGTTCTGTTGCCGC